ATTCCAGTTGTTGGTGTTGGTTTAGGTATTGCAGCAGCAAGTGTAGCAGTTGCAGCAGGTATAGCAAATGTAAATAAAATATTATCAACTCCAGTACCGGGCAATAATGGTGGCGGTGGTGGTGGTAGTAACCCAACAGCACCAAGCGCCCCACGTATTCCTCAATCATTTAGTGGTTCAAGTTTAAGACCAAACAGCGAAGTAATAACTAAAACTAATGGTCAAGTTCAAAAGGTTATAGTAACTGAAACCGACATCACCAAAACACAAGATAAAGTTAAGGGAATAATACGCAAAGCGACTATTAAATAATTCTAAAAAGCAAATAATTTTTAACCTTATATTTATTACTGAATGGACAAGTTACCAATATACAGATTTATAGTAGGCGAAGATGACGAAGCACAGCTTGAAGCGGTTGCATTTGTTGATAGTCCAGCTATTGAAATGAATTGGCAAGCATTTAATAACAAGCAATATTCATTTAAAGCCGATAACGAAAAACGTATTATTTCAGGACCTTTAATGGTTGCTGATTTACCAATATATAGGCGTGATGAAACTGGCGAATATTATGGGGTATTTCAAAAACAAGACATTTATAATTTAAGAAACAAGTTTTTTAAACAAGGTAAATCAAACTTAGTAAATGAGATGCATGACAGCGATAAAATGATTGAGGGCGTGTATATGATTGAAAGTTTTTTAATTGACGAATCTAGGGGAGTTTTAGCACCAAAAGGATATACGTTAACTGATGGTAGTTGGTTTGGTTCATACAAGATTGATAACGATGAAATTTGGAACGACTTTATAAAGAGTGGTGAGTTCAAAGGTTTTTCAGTTGAAGGACTTTTTAAGACTGTAAAGATTGATGAGAAACCCCAAAATATAATTGAAGAAATAATTAATATAATTAAAAACGTAAATGAATAAATCTAAAATAACAGCTAAGGAAGCATTGATGCAAATTGGCAATTTATTAAAAATGGATTTTGCAAAAATTCAAAAATTTGAAACTGCAAAATTAGCAGATGGAACTGAAGTAATGTGGGAAGGTGAGTTGTCGGAGGGCGCAGCTATCATGGTTGTAACTGAAGATGGTAATCAAATGCCTGCACCTGATGCAGTTCATGAGTTAGAAGACGGAACAAAAATAACCACAGTAGGCGGTTTAGTTACTGCTATTGAGGGTAAAGAAAAAGAAGAAGTTGAAGTTGAAATGGCAGCACCAATTGACATGGCTAAAATTGAAGAGCGTATGGCAGCATGCGAAGAGAAAATGAAATCAATGGAAACTAAAATGACTGAAATGTTTGCAAACTATGAAAGCAAATTTGAAGAAGCTAACAAAGTTAATCAAAGCAAATTCGAAGCAATCAAAGTAATTGTTGATGAAATTGCAGAAGAGCCAGTAGTTGAACAACCAAAACCAAAACAATCCACTTTCAGCAAAGCAGATAAGAAAAAAACAGCAGTTGAGATGATGGCAGCATATAAGAAATTCACAAATCAAAACTAAAAAAAACAAAAATAAATAACAATGGCTTTTAACGTAACAAGTCTTGCGGCATATACCAAGACAAATGAAAACATGCTAATTACACGCTCATTTTTTGAGCCGAAAACAGCAGCACGTATGCAAAAATTAATAGGAACTAAATCAACAGTTCAAGTTCCTTCATTATCTGATGCCTTAATTTGGCAAAATGGTGATGCATGTGGGTTTGAGGCAAGTGGGGATACTACTATTTCAGCTAGAGTATTAACAGTTGGAAGAGTAAAAGTAAACAAAGAATGGTGTATAAATGCTTTAGAAACTAAATACACAAGTCTTTTGTTATCTCCAGGTTCTAACTACGATGCTTTGCCAGGTGGTATTGATGCCGCTTTTGTTGAAACTATTTTAGGTAACACGAAAGAAGATACTGAAAAAGCAATTTGGCAAGGTGATACAGCATCAGGTAGTTCACAATTGAAACATTTTGATGGTTTGGTTAAGATTATCAATGCAGCAAGTGGAACAGTTCAAGCTAATGCAGCAGCGTTTATTGGTACAGCTGTAACAGCGATAAACGCTTCAAACATAATTTCAGTAATGCAAGCAGTTTATTCAGCTATTCCAATTGAAATACTTGATAAAGCAGATTTAAGAGTTAATGTTGGTACACACATTTTCAGATTATACCAAACTCAATTAACGACTGCAAATTTGTTTCATTTCATACCTACTGATAATGCACTAGGCGAAATGAAAATTCATGGTACTAACGTAACAGTTGTATCAACTCCAGGACTTAACAACGTTAATGCAATCTACGCTTTGCGTGATGCTAACATGTTTCTTGGGGTAGATTTAGAGGATGAAGCAACAAATGACTTTAAGTTCTGGTACTCTGAAGACTTTGATTTAGTTCGTTTTAAATATCGTTTTAAAATGGGTGTTCAAGTTTCGCAAGTTGCTGAAATTGTTAAGTTCACATTATAGTCACTTGGGGGGTTAATAGCCCCCTTTAAAACCCTTTTAAAAACATGGCATGTGCAATAGTAGCAGGATATGCGCTAGACTGTAAGGACACAGTAGGCGGTATCAAAAATTTATACATAACAGAGCAAGCAAACATTACAGCAATAACTGAAAATGCGAGTGGTTATGTAACAGGAATAACAAAGGCAGCAGGTAAGAAATATTTTCTTTATGCATTAGAGCCTAGAGGTGCAAATAGCACCACTAATAACATTCAAAGTGACCCAAAAATTGGTACAGTTGGATATGAGCAAACCATAGCGGCTACGTTCTTATCAATGAATTACCAAACTCAATTTAAGTTACAGCAAATTATTAAGAATAGAACATCGATAATAGTTGAAATGAAGAGCGGTCAATACTTTTTATTCGGTAGTTCATTCGGTATGGAATGCACAGGAGGTACAGGAACTTCGGGGGCTGCGCTAAATGAATTTAATGGTTATTCATTGACATTTGCGGGTATGGAGAAAACTTTTTCACAAGAGGTTGACCCAGCAATAATCGCAGGATTGTTAGTTTAGTTCATTAACTTTTTAAACAAAAGCCAACTGATTAATTTTAGTTGGCTTTTTTGTTTTTAGCAAACTTTTTTATTTTTTATATTTATTGTTAGTGTTAAGAGTTTTAAAAAATAATTTACAATATTTAACGGTTACGGTAACTGAAAAATCAACTTTACCTAACCCTATTTATTTGTTTAAATTTACTAATCAAACATCAAATTTTGCCTATTGGTTTATTAGTGAAGATTTAAGTCAATTTAAAGAGCGTTATAATAAGTTTTTATTTTTTGAAACTGCCAATCCATTACCTAGAGAGTCATTATTTGGAATAATTACACTAGGATTGCAAGGTCTTTATGACTATGAAATATATCAAACTACACTTACTAATTTAGACGAATTGAACGAGGCAACGGATGCAATAGGTTTTATTGATAAAACAGTAGAAGTAGGTATAGTTGATGTTGTATTTGCAGCCGAAAACATTACTAAATACCAAGTAGAAACAGAAACTAACATAGTTTATCAACCAGCATAAATGAGTTTTAAAAACAATATAATAACGCTTAAATTTACCAATGATAAAGTCCCTCAATTTGTTGAGCAAAAACAAAAGGATTGGGTGAAGTATGGCGAAGAAAACAACTATCCTCAATACTTAGTACTTTTATTTAATAGAAGTGCAAAGCATAACGCAATTATAACTAGCAAACAACTATACATTGCTGGTAAAGGTTGGATATTTGACCAATCAGAAATGCAAGGTAATGAAATAGCATCATTGCAGGCGTTCATTGATAATCCAAACCAATACGAAACATTAAATGACATTGCAAAAAAAACTATTTTAGATAACGAATTATTTGGAGGTTGTTATTTAAAAGTTGTTGGCACAAAGGGCAAAAAAGGAGTTCAAATATTTCATTTAGATTATTGCGATATTCGAAGCAACGAGGATAATACGGAGTTCTACCATAGCACAGAATGGTTAAATGAAAGTGGCGATGAAAATTCAAGACCTGAATATAAAACTTATCCTGCATTTGACCCTAATAAAAGCCAAACTGAAAGTATTTATTATTACAAGTCGTATAGACCTAATTTAAAAACATACACACTACCCGAATATATTGGTGCTGTTCCTGCTATTATTACTGATGCTGAAATTGCCAACTTCCATAGAGCTGAAATACAAAATAGTTTCAAAGGTAGTAAGATGGTTACTTTCGTAAATGGAGTTCCTGCTGATGATGAAATGCAAGCCACCAAAAGGCGATTGAATAAGCAGTTTATGCCTACTGATGGTGCAGGTCAAATAGTAATTGACTTTGCTGATGATAAGGATAGAGTAGCAATTATTCAAGACTTAGATAGTGGTAACTTTCAAGACAAATACAACGCTTTAAACGACACGATACAACAAGAAATATTTGTTGGACATAAGATTACTTCACCAATGATATTTGGTGTAAGAGTGCCAGGGCAATTAGGTGGCAGAGCCGAAATGATTGATGCCTTTAACCTTTTTACAAACACTTATGTAGCACCAAAACAAGAGGTGCAAGAGCAAATATTTAATATTTTTGCACCTGTAAAAGGCAAGTTAAAAATAAAACAACTTGAGCCTATCATGCCTAGTTTTAGTGAAGCTACATTAAGTCAAATTTTAACTAAGGATGAGTTAAGAGAAGTGATAGGTAGAAAACCATTAGATGTAAATATTCAATCTACTGATGCTGATGCATTATCTACTTTAAGCCCTTTAGTTGCAACAAAAGTATTAAACCAATTAACACCAAACGAGGTTAGAAAAATTATAGGCAAAGCACCTTTAGATGGTGGCGATTCAATACTTCCAAGTGCTGATGTAACTGCACCAAGTGGGTTTAGTTTTAGCAAACAAACAAAGGACTTAATCGACTTTGAAACATTCAGCAAGTATGGCGAACCTGCTGAAAACTTTACAGTTGTAAAAACTAAAAAGATAATGTTTGGTAAACAAGATTTTATTAGCAAATTAGAGCAAGGTATTTTAGACATTATAAAAAAGACACCTGAAATAAACATTGATGACTTAACAAAAGTTTTAAAGGTTGATAAAACAAAAATTACTGATGCTTTAGAAACACTTATTGCTGATGGATTGATTGATAAGAACCTAGTTATAACTAATAAAGGCGAAAATAAGAACGTGCCTAGTTTTAGTGAGTTGTTTATTCGTTATAAATATACTTTGCGAAGTGATGCACCCGCTTTGATTGGCGAAAGTAGGGACTTTTGCGCTGCTATGATGGCTAATCCACGTTA